GCTGCCAAATATCAAAAAGGCGGCTATGACCGGCGTCCCTGCGGCCCCGAAGCCACCCGCTGCTGTTAAGCCTCCGGGCGCCACGGCTCCCAAGGCTCCTAAATAATTTAACTCACTTAGAAAAGGATTTTAGATATGGCATTGCAAGAAGTTACTGAAGACGGCGTACTGATTACACCTGGCGCCTATGGTAAGGTCAACGTCATCACGGCCCCGGGTTCACTGGGCACTAACGGCATCGTCGCCATCATCGGCGAGGCGACTGCCGGTGATGCTTTTGATGAAGAAACCGATTTGTCTGAAAATTTTTACGGCCCCGATCAGATCGCTGATGTCCAGGCCAAATATAAGACCGGCAACTTGGTTGATGCCTTCAGAGGTGTCGCCCAAGCCAGCGCCGATCCTAATATCACAGGTTCGGTATCGCGAGTCTTCGTCCTGAAGACTAACGTCAGCGGCCAGGCCACCAACACGCTGCCGACCATCGGTGGCGGCAGCTACGCCGACATCACCGATAAATCGAGTGGTAAGTCTGGGAATTTGATTTCCTACAAGGTCGAAGAGGCCACGGCCGAGGTGGTACCGACTACCGGTTCGTTCTTGTGGGCGCCGCCCCAGGTGACGACTGGTATCGAATTTAGAGTCGATGGCGCCGCCGCCGTGGCTCCTTCAGATTTCACGACGGGTGCTCTTCCTTCGGCGTTCGTGTCGGCAGTGACGGCCTTGACAGGCGTCTTGGCGACGGGTGGAGCCTCTAGATCGGTTATCACCTCGGTGGCCGGTACCATTACGCCGGCAGTAGTGTCGGGTCGGACGATGACATTTACGATCTCGACGGCATGGGCCAATAACCCCAGTGTCGGTGACATCATGTACATCCCGACAGGTTCACCGATGGCAACAGCCAACGAGGGCACCTATGTCGTCACTGCTGCAACCAATACGGTCATCACAGCTTACAAGTTGCTGGATGCCGCAGGATCGGGTGCCGCCATCACGAACCCCGTCGGCGAAAGTGCCGCCACCATCGCGGCGACGACTGACTTGCAGGCCTTTAGCCCCATCGTCGTTTCCCAGGAAGCCGGAGCCGTTAAGCCCGGTCATGGCAAAACCCTGGAGATCGCCGATGCTGCCTCAGGCACCTTGGCCAACAACATCTATGTCTTTAGCTCGGCTTCTGCTAGCCCCCCGGCCGCGGCAGCAACTTGGGTTTCCTATACTGGAAATCCCCAGGTCATCGTGTCAGGTACCGAATATACGGTTACGACGACAATCAGCCGTCAAAGCGATTCAGTCGATGACGCCATTACCACAGGTGGCGACGTCGTCTTGACCTTGGGTTACCTCGGTACCACTGGTTCAGCGGTTATTGCTGATGGCGTCATGACGGTTACGGTAGCGGGTGGTTCGGGTACAAGCCCAGCAGCCATCACCTTGGCCGATTACACCACGGTAGCTGACCTCGTCACCTACTTCAATTCGTTGACGGGTTTCACGGCCGCTGCTGGTTCCACCTTGCTCGGCCAATATAGCCCCAGCGACCTGGATCCTGGCACCTATGGCATCGGTTCGTCTTGGGGCGCCAAAACCGGTCGTATCAAGTCCGACGGTGCCGAATATTTGGCCGATGTTACTGCTGGATCTGTTCTGGCCGATATCACCGCTATCAGCCCGGCGACACAGCTCATCGGTTTGCCGGATGTCAAGGTTTTGACGTTCTTGACCGGTGGTACCACGGGAGCGACAACTAATACTCGGATCCTTAGCGCCTTGTCGGCTCTGGAAGGAATTCGTCTCAATTTTGTCGTGCCTCTGTTCAGCCGAGACGCCACGGCGGATATTAGCGCCGGTTACACCGATTCGTCTTCGACGTACACCATTGATGCCATCCACAGCAATACCAGAAGCCACGTGCTTTTGATGTCGCAGTACAAGCGCCAGCGGTCTCGTATCGGTTTGGTTTCTTATCGTGGAACCTTCGCTGCCGCTAAAGCAGCGGCGGCCAATATGTCTAATAGTCGCGTCGTCATGACGTTTCAGGACGTCAAAGGTACCGATGCATCTGGAAATACGAAGCAGTTCCAACCTTGGATGGGTGCCGTCAAGGCTGCAGGCATGCAGGCCGGTGGATTCTACAAATCCATTATGGCGAAATTCATTGATATCACCGGAGCCGTCCAGGCCGCAGGGGATTTCAATGACCAGCTGATCACTGATACCGATACGGCTTGTCTCTCTGGTTTGCTTTACATCACCAAAGATGAAAATGGTGGTTACAAGTGGGGATCGGATCAAACGACCTATACCGTTGATGATAACTTCGTCAGAAACAGCCTCCAAGCCATGTATGCCAGCGACTTGGTGTCTTCGACGACTTCGACCCGTATGGGACGTGCCTTCGTCGGTCAATCGGTCTCCGATGTTCCGGCGTCGTTGGCTCTGACGGTTCTCGAAGGAATCATGCAGGACTTGAAACGGTTGAAATTGCTGGCCGCCAGTGATGATGCTCCTAAAGGGTTCAAGAACGCCACGATCCGCATCGTGCCTCCGGCGATGAGGGTGACCGTTGAAGTCAAATTGGCGACAGCCATCGCCTTTATTCCGATTACGTTCAACGTCACTCCGGTGCAGCAGTCAGCAGGATAATAGAAGTTGACACGGCCCCAATCTTTTTGGGGCCAGGTCTCTTATTTTAACAAAGATTACGAAAAGGAAAAGAAGAAAATGCCCAAATACGTAGCGTGCGAAGGTGATGATTTTGAAGTTAAGTGGCAGCCCCGGACGGCCAGCCTAGGTACCTCGATTACGTCGTTGAAGATCGACGGAACCACGGGACAACTGCAGCGGAACGGAAGCCCTGTTTTGGCTGGCAACCCCAATATTCCCTATTTGGGTCTTGGTGCCGACGCCAGCAGTGCCGCTGTTTTGATTACGGTTACTGGCACTGCCGTCGGTGACAAAGTAGCCGTTGCTTTTAATATGACCGATTTGACGAACGTCTCTTCGCTGTTTGAAACGACGGTGACCGTAGCCAATAAAGTCAAGCAGTTGACCACCGACCTTTCGGCGAAAAAGGTCATGCTGCTCGTGGTAAGCCAATCCTAATAGATAGGCGCTTAAACTACAAAAGGAATAAACATGGGCGCACCTAAAATGATGTCCGGTGCCAGGGCTAAGGTCAGCGTCTATGACCCCACGTCCGGCATCGCGCACCCCATCGGCTCGGCTCAAAATGTGAGCTATAACGTCACCTATGACACCCAGGCTGCTTATATCCTGGGGCGTTATAGTGCCGACGAAGTCGATTATACTGCCGTCGAACTTGTTAACATCACGATTACGTCATGGCGTATCTATGGCCACGGCTGGCACGTCGATAACCACCTGCCTCGAATCCAAGATCTTTTGACTCAGGATTATTTGGAATTGGTAGTCATCGATCGTCAAATCGAAACCGAACGCGGCGGTGACGCCGCCCGAACCGCTAAGATCCGCAAGGTCCGACCGACCAGTGGTAGTGGTGGTCATCAGAGTCGCCAATTATCAGAATTCACGACAACCTATGTCGGGATCTTGGTAGACGACGAATCTGTG